ATCCAGAAAATGGTAAAACGGAAATAATTAGATTAAAAATAGATGAAGCTAAAGACACTATTGATGTAGACTATATCGGAGATAATACTTTAGCTGGCCAAGGAGTAAGTTTTAAACTTTCTCCAAAAGAAAAAATAGTAAGCAGCAAAGATGGTAAATATTTAACTTCTGAAAAAGTTAAAGGTGAATATCAATTCTCTGCACATGAAGCTGAACCTAGAGTAGTAAATTGGGATGGTGACATAGAATTTGATGGAGAAACTGGAGTTAGAAAAATTATTGACCTTAATTCAGATGTTAGTGGATTAAAATCTTTTGTAACGGGTGGCAAAGGAGTTGATAAAAAAGTAGCTAAAATAAAAAGAGAAACGGTTGACAAAATAGAAAAAAACCCTGCGGAATATATAGAGGACGCTTTTGATGATAGTTATTACGATCCCTCTTTACCAACAGAATAGTGTAACATGATTAAACCTAAGAAACTAACTACCACTATACCCCCTAAATCAGGCCCACAGCCACAAGGCTTGAATATTAACTATAATACTGTTAAAAAGACCCAAACGGAGAAAATAAATGGCAGACATAGACAAGTCGTTACCAAACGAAGCTAGACCCATATTACCAGGAGAAGAGCCAGAAGAATTAGAAGTAGTAGAATCTGGAGAACAACCCGTATTAGGCGAAACAGAAATCATGGAGAATGAAGATGGTTCTGTTGATATTAATTTTGATCCAACTGCATTAGCTGCAGAAGAAAGCAAAGACCATTACGCTAACTTAGCAGAGTTTATGGATGAGACTGTGTTAGCAAGATTAGGCACAGAGCTTTATCAAAATTTTCAAGATTATAAAAATTCCAGAAAAGATTGGGAGACTGCTTATAGACAAGGTTTAGATTTATTAGGATTTAAATATGAACAACGAACCGAACCTTTCCAAGGTGCGTCAGGTGCAACTCACCCCGTATTAGCGGAAGCTGTAACTCAATTTCAAGCTTTGGCGTACAAAGAATTATTACCTGCAGACGGACCTGTGCGAACACAGATTTTAGGAAACCCTTCGACTGAAAAAGAACAACAAGCAAAACGTGTTAAAGATTTTATGAATTATCAAATCATGGATCAAATGAAAGAGTATGAGCCAGAATTTGATACTATGTTATTTCATTTACCTCTTGCAGGATCTTCTTTTAAAAAAGTATATTATGATGAAATAGAAGGAAGAGCTGTTTCTAAATTTGTTCCTGCGGATGATTTATATGTTCCTTATTCTGCAAATTCTTTAGACGAAGCAGAATCCATTGTTCACTTAATTAAAATATCTGAAAACGAATTACGTAAGCAACAAGTAGGTGGTTTTTATCGAGACATAGAAATAAAAGCGGGAGATGATAAAGAAACCGATATAGAAAAAAAAGAAAGAGATTTAGAAGGACTTTCTAAATCAAACTATGAAGATGTTTATACATTATTAGAGTACCATGTTAATTTAGATTTAGAAGGATTTGAAGACGTAGGACAAGATGGTGAACCTACAGGAATTAAACTTCCTTACATTGTAACTATTGAAGAAAATTCTAGAGAAATTTTATCGATTAAACGAAATTATGAAATAGGAGATCCTAAGAAAACTAAGATACAATATTTTGTTCATTTTAAATTTTTACCAGGATTAGGATTTTACGGTTTTGGTTTAATTCATATGATTGGTGGATTATCAAGAACAGCGACTGCTGCATTAAGACAATTACTAGACGCAGGAACATTATCTAATTTACCTGCAGGATTTAAACAACGAGGAATACGAATTAGAGATGATGCACAAGCTATACAACCAGGAGAATTTAGAGATGTAGATGCACCTGGTGGAAACATTAGAGATTCGTTCATGATGCTTCCCTTTAAAGAACCTTCGCAAACATTGCTGGGTCTCATGGGGGTCGTTGTTAATGCAGGTCAACGCTTTGCTTCAATAGCGGACATGCAAGTAGGTGATGGGAATCAACAAGCGGCAGTGGGAACGACCGTAGCGTTGTTGGAAAGAGGAAGCAGAACGATGTCCGCAATCCATAAAAGAATTTACGCAGCGCTTAAATTAGAATTTAAATTACTAGCAAGGATTTTTAAATTATATTTACCACAAGAATATCCTTACGATGTAGTAGGGGCAGAAAAAACAATTAAACAATCCGACTTTGATGATCGAGTAGATATTTTACCGGTAGCAGATCCTAATATTTTTTCTCAAACACAAAGAATTAGTTTAGCACAAACAGAATTACAATTAATGGCAGCTAATCCTGCTATTCATAATCAATATGAAGTATACCGAAACATGTATGAAGCATTAGGTGTCAAAGATATTGATAAAATACTTATTCGTCCACAACCCCCACAACCAAAGGACCCAGCATTAGAGCACATCGATGCTCTTGCTGGGACACCATTCCAAGCATTCCCTGGACAAGATCACAGGGCACATATGACGGCGCATTTAAATTTCATGGCAACTAATTTAGCTAGAAATGCACCGATGGTTATGGGAGCATTAGAAAAAAATTGTTTTGAACATATTTCTTTAATGTCGCAAGAACAAGTGGAAATAGAATTTAGAAATGAGTTACAACAATTACAACAAATGCAAGCTATGATGCAACAAAACCCACAAATGGCTCAACAGATGCAAATACAAACTAAAATGTTGTCAGAAAAAATTGAATCTAGAAAAGCTGTATTGATTGCAGAGATGATGGAAGAATTTATGAAGGAAGAACAGAAAATTACTTCTCAATTTGACAATGATCCTATTGCAAAATTAAAAGCAAGAGAATTAGATTTACAAGCTCAAGAAAATGAACGTAAGAAAAAAGCAGATCAAGAGAGAAACAACATTGATAAGATGAAAGCAATGATGAATCAGATGACAGATCAACAAAAACTTGATCAAAATGAAGAATTAGCAAAACTAAGAGCTAATACGTCGTTAGAAAAAACAGTTTTAGCGGCGCAACTTAAAAATAGAGAGCAACGATAATGAAAACAATGAGTAAAGGACAGAAAAAAGTAGGAAAAGTGATGCGAGAGTTCAAAAAAGGTAAACTTCACAGTGGAAAATCAGGAAAAATTGTGAAAAATCCTAAACAAGCTATTGCAATTGCTTTATCAGAAGCTAAAATGAGTAAAAAAAGGAAAAAATAATGAAAAAAAATATTTTTGACAAGTTAGAAAACGACGTTCCTATGCCAAAAGGTGGAAAAGCCAATGGTGTAATGAAACAAAAAGACATTCAGATGACTCCGTGCAATGAATCGCAAAAAGTTTCAGTTAAAGGAACAGGCAAAGCTAGAAAAAGAACAGCTACTTGGTACTAGGTCATGTTTCCATGGAGTTTAATAGGCTCTGGAGTCAAGGCCGCAGTAGAAATCTATTCTAATAAGAAAAAATCTGAAATCGCTATGTCAGAAGCAGCATTGTTACATGCTGAAAAAATGAAACGTGGCGAGATTGAATATACAGGAAAAATATTTGAAAATCAAAAAAACGATTGGAAAGACGAATTCATACTTTTAACGATTTCATCACCTTTGTTTTTACTAGCGTATTCTGTTTTTGCAGAAGACGATAAAATGCAAGCTAAAATTGATTTATATTTTCAAAAATTACAAGACATGCCTTGGTGGGTAGTTGGTTTATGGGTTTCAGTGGTGGCTGCCGTGTATGGACTTAAAGCAACAGATGTGATAAACATGAATAAAAATAAATAGGAATAATAACATGATTAAAAAAATAAAACAAAAACTTTGTGAATTAGTTTGTAAAATATTTGGTATTACACAATGTCTGTGTAATCACGAATGTAACTGTAAAAAGGAGAAAAAATAATGGCAAAGAAAATACCAGCAGGTAAAAAAGGAAAAGGCATTGCTGCCTTAAAAAAAGCTGCACCAGAAGTAGCCGCTAAAATGGGTTATAGACATGGTGGTAAAGTAAAAAAGGGATATCATATGATGCCAGGTGGCAAAATGATGAAAGGTTCTAAACACAAAGGTAAAAAATAATGATGAAAGGCTATCATAAGACAAAGAAAGGAACCATGGCTAAAAAAGGTCTTTGGTATAATATTCAACAAAAGAAAAAAAGAATCGCTGCAGGATCAGGTGAGAAGATGAGAAAACCTGGAACGAAAGGCGCACCAACAGCTAAAGCTATTAAAAAATCACAAGGAAAATAACATGGCTAAATCACCAGCATGGCAACGCAAAGAAGGTAAATCTGCATCAGGCGGATTGAACAAAAAAGGAATTGCATCCTATCGAAGAGCAAATCCTGGTTCAAAACTTTCAATGGCTGTTACCACTAAACCTTCAAAATTAAAAAAAGGTTCTAAGGCTGCAAATCGTAGAAAAAGTTTCTGCGCCCGCATGAGCGGAATGAAGAAGAGACTTACATCAGCAAAAACTGCTAATGATCCAAATTCTAGGATTAATAAAAGTCTTAGAAAATGGAATTGTTAATGGATGCAGTAGAATTTTTAACTAAATTACGAAAACTTATACGAAGTTCCTATCAAAACATTGGAGACAACATGATCTCTGGTGGAGTTGACAACATGGAGAAATATAAGTATTTGTTGGGTCAGGCACATGCCTACCAATATATAGATCAGGAAATCTCTAACCTGCTAAACCCAAAGGAGCAAAAAAATGACAATGAAAGAACAGACGACAACGTCGTCCAATTTGAACCAGGAAGTACCGAAGATTAAAACAGGATTACTGGATAAATATAAAGACGAGCCAAAACAAAAAGAAGCAAAACGATTAGATCCCGAAAATATTCAAGGAGTCGTAGATGATTTACCAGAACCTTGTGGCTGGAGACTATTAGTTTTACCTTTTACACCCAAAGAAAAAACATCAGGCGGAATTATTATTGCCCAAGAATCTTTAGACAAAGCAAGAATCGCAACGAATTGTGGTTATGTATTAAAGATGGGGCCACTAGCATACAAGGATAAAGAAAAATTTGAAACAGGTCCTTGGTGCAAAAAAGGAGATTGGGTGATCTTTGCAAGATATGCTGGATCACGTTTACCAATAGAAGGCGGAGAGATCCGACTTCTCAACGACGACGAAGTTTTAGGAACGATTAAAGATCCTGAAGCTGTGTTGCATTACATTTAACATAGGAGGAAACTATGCAAGAAGATAAAGACATACCTATGGTGGAAATAGATACTTCTGGACCAGGAGCAGATATCGAATTAAACGATGATGCTCAACAGCAAGAAACAGTTGCTGCGGAACAAGAAGTAAAAGAAACACCAGAAGTAAAAGAAGAACCTAGTACCTCGCCACAAGAAGCGAGCGACGAGAAGCAAGAGACTAAGACAGAAGAAGCTACAGAAGAGAAGAAAGACGAATTAGAAACTTATAGTAAAGATGTGCAAAGACGAATTGCTAAACTAACCAAAAAATGGAGAGAAGCAGAACGTCAAAAAGAAGAAGCAATTCATTTTGCTAAAATCCAAAAAGAAACAGCAGATAAACTAAGTAAAAAGTATTCTTCATTAGAATCTACTAGTTTAAAAGATAGAGAAGCTAAATTAGCTGCTGCATTAGAACATGCAAAAGCAAAATTAGCTAAAGCTAGAGATGACCTTAATATCGAAGCAGAAGTAGAAATACAAAGAGATATTTCTAGGCTTGGATATGAAGAAGCTAGGTTGTTAGAGTTAAAAGAAGCTCAGGAAGCGATGACTAAACAAGAAGAAGTCATTCCTACCATGAATAACTTTCAAGCTCCTAAACAACCACAAAACGTTGTTCCGGATGAAAAAGCAGAAGTATGGGGTGCTAAAAACCGATGGTTTGGTACCGATAAACCTATGACTTACACAGCTTTTGACATCCATGAAACATTAGTAAATGAAGAAGGTTATGATCCATCTTCGGATGAATACTACTCTGAACTTGATAAAAGAATAAGAGTTGCATTTCCTACTAAATTTGGTAATAATACTACCATAACGGCGGAATCGACCAAACCGACACAGATAGTAGCTGGAGCAAAGCGAAGTGTAAAACCAGGTCGCAAAACTGTGAGACTCACCCCTTCTCAAGTTGCAATTGCTAAAAAATTAGGAGTGCCATTGGAAGAATATGC